ACAGGCAAAACAATAAATATAAAAAAGGAGAACCTTTATGTGTCCACCAAGCAAACCAAAACAACCAGCATCACCACCTGCACCTCAAGTGGCAGTCGCTCAAAAGAAGGAAACGGCGCAAGAAGCTACGTCAAAGCAGCGTAAGAAAATGGCTTCTAAAACAGGCGGCAGTTCATTCCGCAGCAGAGGCTACGGAGGAGTAATTGATACGCTATTAGGCAACCGTATCAATAGGCTCTAATGCATTATTCCTCTGTAAAAGAGCGTTACCAAACTGCAAAGAAAAAGAAGCATCACATTGAGACAGAAATCAACGATGCGTATGCGTATACCTTTCCGCAAGTTTCACCAGAAAAAAACGCCAACGAAAAAGCAGACAGAGCGTTAATTTTTGACGCCACAGCGCCTAATGCTGTGAACACGCTAGTAAGCAATCTGATTACGTTTCTTATTCCTCACAACTCACGTTGGGCGGAAATTAAAGTGCGTGACAGTGTTGCGGAAGAAGGCATTGCGCCAGATCAAACTGAGCGGTTAGAGCGTGAAAACCAACGGCTTTGGGAACTGATACACGACAGCAATTTCTACATTGCAGCAGCTGAAGCAATGACAGACTGCGTTGTGAGCGGTGTGGGCTGTATGGCGGTTGAGTTGAACGAAAAGCGTAATGGCGTGAACTACGTCAGCGTTCCAGTTGGACAGCTCTGCATAATGGAAAACGGCAGTGGTGTTGTGGACACTGTGTTTCGCACACATACGGTTCCATGCCGCACAGTTTGTTACAATTTCAAAGCTGTTCCGCAGTGGGTCAAAAAACTAGAAGAAAAGAACGCTGATGAACCCGTCAAACTTGTTGAGGCGATGCTGCCTAATAACGATGGCACATGCCATTACGCGGTTTATTTAGAACACGATTGGCACGAGCTAGACAGCTACGACACTTGGCACAAACCGTTTACGGTATTCCGTTGGCGCAAAGCCACTGGTGATGTTTGGGGAGATTCCCCCGTGCGTCAAAGTCTGCCAGATATCAAAACACTCAACACAATGGTGGAGCAGCTTCTTAACGCAAGCGAGTTTGCAAGCAGAGGCGCTTGGCAAACAGAAGACCCAACGTTGGAAGGCAAACAGCTTAAGGCTGGCAGCATAATTATTAGTTCGCGCAATGATGCGCTGCGTCCAATCGATTTTCCTGGCAATGTGCAAGTGGCATATAACGACATTGCTAATCTTCAACGTGGGGTGCGCACACGTTTGTTTGCTGAGCAGTTACCTCCAGCAGACCAAGCTAAAGGCGTTGTTGCGACAGCAATCACAGCACTGCAAGCGCAGTTCTTTCGCCTTATTGCGCCAGCAGCACTACGTTTAGAAGTAGAATTTCTGCGTGAGATCATTCTCAACACCGTGCGCTTGTGCGGCAAAAACGGTTTAATGGGTGATTACAAAGTAGACGGTGAGCCGTTGCACATCGTTGTTGAAAGCGTTGTGCGGCGCGGCTTGGAGCTAGAGCAAGTCACCAACATTTTGCAAACGCTACAACTGCTTCAGCCTTTTGCAGAACAAGCGATGCAAATGATTAACGTGCCAGAGTTGATCCGTTTCATATTTGAAAAAACAGATTTTCCAAGTGGCTTAATCGCTGACGAACAACAAGGTCAGATGATGGGCATGATGCAGCAGATGATGGCTGCGAACGCACAACCTACAACGCAAGACCCAACTGCTCAGAACACTGTGCAGAGCGTTGTGCAACAACTAGCGCCGCAACTGGCAGAGGCAGCGCAAGGAGGAACAGCATAGAATGAAAGAACGAATGAATGAGTTTCAAAACAATAAAGAAGGCACAAGCCCTCGCTAAAAACGACCGTTGGTACAACCAACAAGAACTACATGACGCATGGCTGCACGTCCTAACTGGACCTTATGGCGACGCCATTATCTACAGCCTCTGCGAACTAGCTGAAAAACCGTACATCAAACTAGACGACATCAACCCTTACGCTTGTGTGTTTAGGGAAGGCAAACGTGATGTCGTTGAACAAGTGCTACGGATTGTGAATGCGGAACTAACGAAGGAACAGAAATGAATGAAAAAATGAAACAGCAATATGAAGCACAACACGAAAAGTGCAGTGCGATTTTAGATAGCTATCTCAAAGAGCGTGAAAAACTTTTGTCGTTACAAGACGAGATACAGCGCAACATAAACAGCGAAAAAACCAAAATGCAGCGCCGCAGCAGACAGCTAAAGGCAAGCGAGAACAATAAGGAAAAATAGAATGGACGAAACAACAGAAGGAACCTTACTCAACGACACACAAGCAGCAGACACAACAGCACCAACAGAGAACACAGCACCAACAGAGAACACAGCACCACAAACTGCGCCATCTGAAACAACGTCACTTGAGCCATTTGATATCAGCCAAGTGCCAGAAAAGTTCATAGATAAGGACACTGGTGTTGTGAAAATTAATGACATTTTAAAGAGCAACAGCGAACTAGAAAAAACACTCCATAGCCGTGCGCCAGATAGTTACGATTTTCAGAACGTTTTTGAGGAACACGATCTTGTTTGGGAGAACGACGAACAAGAAGCGGAAGTTACGGAAATGTTCAAAGAACATCGCATAAGCAACGATGCGGCTAACGCAATCATCAAAATGTACGGAACACGCATCAATGCGATGATTGAAAGCTACGGCGCTCCGTACGATCAGCAAGAAGAACTAGGCAAACTGCAATCTGCATGGGGCGGTAACACAGATAGCCGTTTGCAAGAAGTTGCTGATTACCTACAGCAAGAAGGTGTGCCAGCAGAGGTGTATCAAACGTCTCCGCTCAAATCTGCTGCGGGCATGCAGATGCTCTACAACATGATCAAAAACACACAAGGTCCACGTGTGATGCGAACTGACGAAATGCCAGTTGGCGACATGGAAACGCAGCTTTCAGAACTAATGAGCAATCCGCTGTACTACGTACAGAACGGAGAAGGCGAAAAGGTCCGTCAAAAGGCAACAGAACTGTCTAATCGTATCGCCGCAAAAAAGTGATTTTGCATAAATAGTTTTGCCAGAACACGAGCCTTTAGCGAGTGGCGATAACTGATTCAGCCTCCACTCAAAAACGATAACTCCATATTGGCGCAAAAATAATTTTAAAGGAGAACTTCTATGGCAGGAGATATTAACGACGCCTTTATTATCCAGTATCAGAGCGAATTTTCACATGCCCTACAGCAAACAGAGAGCATGCTTCGCGCAACAGTATGGAACAATATGGGTGTAGTAGGTAGCCAGGTGCGTTTCCCCGTAATCGCAGCGGTTTCCTCAACAAAAAACAGAGCACGTCACAGCATTTTAGGTGGTGATGGCGATGCACACAGCAATGCAACAGCAACACTCAACAACTATGAAGCCTATCGCTTCATTGACAGCTTGGACGAGTTCAAAACCAACATTTCACTCAGACAAGGCTACACAGAGAGCATCGTTGCAGAGCTAAACAGAAACATGGACAACGAAATCATCACAGCAATGAACACCACAAACACAAGTGAGGGTTCAGCTGCTGCAATGAGCAAAGCTCGTATCGCTGGTTTGCGTGAGATTGCTGGTGAAAATAACTGGCCCGTTTCACAAGGCTGGCACTTTGCTGTTACTCCAGCAATTTACAGCGAAATCCTTCAACTCACAGAAGTTGAAAGTGGCGATTACAGTCCACGTGGTAACTTTGATCAGATTCGTCGCAGCGTAAACGTCTACGGCATTCACGTTATGGAAGTGCCAGAGCTAGACGATTTCAAAGCAAGTGCAACAAACCACTACGGTTTCTTCTACACAGAAAAGAGCGTTGGTTTAGGCATTGGGCGCGATATCACACCAAAGATTAATTACTCACCAGCACATAACTCAGACATCGTATTAGGCGAAATGAGTGCTGGTGCTGTCACCATTCAGTCAACAGGGGTTTACCGTGTTGAAGTGAACGGACTGTAAGGAGATAAGAAATGGCTACACAAGACAACACAGCTAATGCCGCAAAAGACGGCTATCTCTTAGAAAACGTTTCATCTGCTTTCACATTTGCTGGCGAAAGTGCTGGCGAAGTTGTTCAGATGTACACCGTTAAAAAGGGCGAAAAGGTTGTAGACGCAACTGTCTACACAGCCGCACTTGGCAGTGGCGTACAGCTAACACTTGGTGATGGCGATGACGCAGATGGCTTTGTCCCAGCAACAACAGCCAACACAGCAGGCTTGTTCCGTATGTCTGGCGCATACGGTGCTGGCAGGGAATACAGCGCAGATGACACAGTTGATCTAACCACAAGCGGTGGTGCAGCAACTGGCGCTGTCACTGTAAACCTTACAATCAAGCGCACGTTTGACTAATAGCGACTCATACACGGTCAAACACAATAAGCCCGCAGCGATGCGGGCTTATTTTTTTGCCATTTCAATAAATACAATAAAGCGGAAATGAGATGGCACAGACCAACGTAGAAAT